GCATTAACATGTGGACGATTGAGCAGGGCACAATCCCACTAATACAGGGTCAGATCACATATGACCTTCCAGACAATACTGTAGATCTGATTGAGACTGTGATCCGTACCAGTCCGGGGCAGGTAAGCAACCAGACAGATTTGAACATTAATAGAATTAGTGTATCTACCTATTCAACTATCCCTAACAAGCTAACTCAGGGACGGCCTATTCAGATATACATTAACCGTAGATCTGGGCAGACAACTAATTTAGTTGGAGCAGTACAGCAAGTGCCACAGGTCACTGTGTGGCCTTCACCTAGTCAGGGTACACTAGCGGCCCCATATTACTATTTGGTGTACTGGCGACTGGTTAGGATGCCAGATGCGGGCAATGGCGTTAATGTAGAGGGAATTCCATTCAGATTCCAGAATGCTTTGGTATGTGGACTTGCTTATATGTTGGCAGTAAAGTTGCCAAATGCTATAGACCGAGTTCAAATGCTTAAAGCGCAATATGATGAAGCATGGCAATTAGCTGCTGATGAAGATAGGGAGAAAGCTCCCCTGCGATTTGTTCCACGAATGCTAGTATACAGGTAGTATCATGGGCTCAAAGTATGCATCAGCCAAGAACAGCATTGCTGAGTGTGACCGGTGTGGCTTTAGATACATGCTTAAAGAGCTGCGTAAGCTTACAATCAAGACTAAGCTAACGAGCATCAAGGTCTGCAAGACTTGCTGGGAGCCAGATCAACCGCAGTTATCACTTGGCATGTATCCTGTAAATGATCCACAGGCAGTGAGAGAGCCAAGGCCAGATGTAAGTTACTATCAATCTGGATATAGTGGGATACAGTTAGTAATAACGCCAAGCCCAATTTTGGACTCAGATGGAATGCCAGAAGGCGGTAGTAGAATATTCCAGTGGGGCTGGGCTCCTGTAGGTGGCGCTAGGAATAATGATGATGGGCTAACGCCTAACTATTTGGCAGCACCTGGATTGGTCAGTAACGTAACGGTATCTACTACTTAGGAGCAGGACATGGACAAAAATGATAAGAAGCAAGACGTAGCTCTGATTAAAAAGGCATTCAAGCAGCATGACAAGCAAGAGCATAAAGGTAGTAAAGGTACCAAACTATCTTTGAAAAAAGGCGGAGTAACTACAGATGCGATGAAGAAGTATGGTCGCAATCTAGCTCGCGCCATGTATCAGGAGGGGAAATAATGGCTAAGAATAATAAGCCTGCGTCTGAGTACGCAGTGCCACATACAATGACTGGCGCTCCTTACGTTGCTAAGAAGATGAGAGATCCTAACCTTCTTAAGGCTACTGATCTAGGTCCACGCGAAGCGGTCCCTCGTGTAAGCGCGGGAGATCCAGGCAAGAATGATGTAAAGACTACAGGTATTAAGATGCGTGGATATGGCGCCGCCACAAAGGGAACCATGTCTAGAGGGCCAATGGGCTAAGGGTAAATAAAATTAACTATACTCAATTAACTGCCGCAGTACAGGCGTATACAGAAAACTACGAACAATCGTTCATAGATAATATTCCTGTGTTTGTCCGTCAGGCAGAGACTAGGATATATAACAGTGCCCAGATCCCAGCACTACGCAAGAATGTAACCGGTACGGTCTCAGCTAATAATCAGTATTTATCGGCGCCTTCAGACTTCTTGGCAGTTTATTCAATGGCGGTTATAAGCAATGCAACCCAAGCCTATGAGTACATGCTGGATAAAGATGTAAACTTTATAAGAGCTGCATTCCCTATTAAGACAGATACTGGGACGCCGCAGTACTATGCACTATTTGGTCCAACTACTACTAATACAGATCCAGCAATTGTAACTAATGAGTTGAGCTTTATTGTAGGACCAACGCCTGACGCTTTGTATTATGTAGAGCTGCACTATTACTACTATCCAGAGTCCATAGTCACAGCAGGAACCACTTGGCTTGGGGATAACTTTGATCCAGCCTTGTTCTACGGTGCTCTAAGAGAGGCGTATCTGTTTATGAAAGGTGAGCAGGATCTAATTGCAAATGTAGAAGCTAAGTACGCAGAAGCCATGGGTCAACTTAAACGTCTGGGTGATGGCCTGGAAAGACAGGATGCATACAGGTCAGGTCAGGTTAGGGTTAAAATAACATGACCATAAGACAGGGGTTAACTACAAGCTTTAAAGAGCAGATACTAGTTGGTGTACATGATTTAGATACGGATAGTTTATACATATCTTTATATAATGCACTTGCGTCTTTAGATGAGACAACAACCATATATACGTCGGTTAATGAGATTACAGGTACTGGATATGTAGCAGGGGGAGAGTTATTAACTAATGTAACGGTAAAGTCTTTTGATGGTGTTGCATATGTTAACTTTGACAATCCACAATGGAGCCCTGCTTCATTTACCGCAAGGGGTGCATTAATATATAATTCCACTAAGGGAAATAAATCTATAGCTGTTTTGGACTTTGGTTCAGATAAGACTACAGCAATAGAATTTACTATAACTTTACCACCAGACGAAGCAACGTCAGCAGTTATTAGAATAACTTGAGGAGATTTAAATGATTACAAATAAAGCAAAATCTATAGATAAAGTAGGCGCGAGCGTTCTGCTAGGCAACAGCACTATTTCTGCTGCTGGCGGCGCTGGCGTATTCACGATCCAATGTTTTGGTCAAGATGGCAAACTGAAATGGGAAGAAAAGAACCCAAATCTGGTTGTTAACGAAGGTCTTGAAGACATGAATAACAAGTACTTTACTGGATCTGCTTACACCGCAGCTTGGTATCTAGGTCTGGTTACTGGTCCCGGTTCAGGTACAACCATTGCAGCAGCAGATACGTTAGCCTCGCACGCAGGCTGGACTGAGTACACAGACTACACAGGTAACCGTCAGGCTGTAACTTTTGCCGCAGCAACTCTTGCCGACCCATCGGTAATAGATAACACAGCTTCACCTAATGCTTTTGTTATCACAGCTCCAGGTGGTACGATTGCTGGTGCTTTCTTAGCTTCAGTAGCTACTGGTACGTCAGGTATTCTATTCTCAGCTTCTGACTTCCAAAGTCCGGGGGATCGCGCTGTAGTTGCTGGCGATACTTTGAATGTTACCTACACATTTAGCCTTGACGCTGTATAAGGAGATATAAAAATGGCAACGAAATTCATTAAGGGTCAGAACGTAAAAGCTCAAGCAGTAATTCCTCAGGGTCCAGTACAGGCTTTACGCATGACTGAAGATGGAGAATTCTTATATTTGATAGACTGGACTGATGCTGATGGCGTTAAGCAAAATCGCTGGTTTTCAGAAGCTTCTTTAACCGAAGCGTAATGTGTTTGGGATATCATCATTTGCGGCTGCACCGTTTGCATCACTAGCAGGGGCTTTCCTTAACGCTGAAGTTAGCGAGTCAGCCTCTGCCTCAGAGATTGTTGCGGCAGCACTAAACTTTTCGGCAGTCATAAATGATTCTGCTACCGCTTCAGATCAAGTGTCTGCAAGCAAATACTACACATCTAATGCAGGAGAATCAGCTTCCGCATTAGACTCTACTAGCGCAAGCCCAGCCACATCAGCTTTAGTAAATGAATCTGCTAGTACAGTGAGTACAATAACAGCATTTGCCGCTTTAAGTTCAGCTATACAAGAGTCTGCAACAGCTTCTGACCAAGCATCTGCTCTTCGTATACTCATAGGATCAATACAAGAGTCTGCCGCCGGATCTGATTCTGTGGAGGCGCTAACCTCCATCAGTAGGATTATTAATGAAGGCGCTACCGCTTCTGATGTAATTGCGAGTATTGCTAGCTTTAACTCTGGTATACAAGAAAGTGCTAACGCAACTGCAAGCGCATCTGCGGCTTCTTCCTTTATTGCTTCTATTCAAGAGTCTGTTCTGGCTTTAGATGCTCCTACCAGAAGGTTGCTCTGGGAGACAATTAATACCTCTGAAGTTACCAACTGGGTAACTATTAATAATGCAATGTAAAGTAGTTGGCATTTAATTAAAATCCAATCATAATAGGCACATATGGCACTTATACTAGCTGACAGAGTTAAAGAAACCTCTACCACTGCAGGTAATGGTGTATTCACGCTTGATGGGGCCGCATCTGGGTTTCAGTCCTTTGCGGTAATTGGCAATACAAACACCACCTACTACTGCATTGCGGGTCAGGGCACTGCCCAATGGGAAGTTGGTATTGGGACCTATGCCTCTTCTGGCACCACCTTAACCCGTACTACAGTTCTATCTAACAGTTCAGGAACTCAGCCAACAGCGCTAGTATTCTCAGTCGGGACTAAGGACGTATTCGTTACCTACCCTTCAGAGAAGTCAGTTAATCTGGACGCATCAGGTAACGCAACTGCATTGGGTACTCCGGTAGCCTTTACAGGTACTAACATTACAGGCACAGCTACAGCCTTTACTGCTAGTAACGTAACCACAAATGCCAACCTAACTGGCGAAGCTACCTCGTCTGGAAGCAATGCAGTCACTCTGACAAACTCAGCGGTTATAGGTAAGGTAATTACTGGGTACGTCTCAGGGGCTGGTGCAGTATCAGCTGCAGATACCCTTCTTCAGGCAATACAAAAGTTAAATGGCAATACTGCCGCAGTAGTAGGAGGAGCTGCTTTAAGTAATGATACTACTACCGCGACTAACGTCTATCCATTATTTGCAGGCGCAACAACAGGCACACCAACTACGATCTACACATCCAATGCCAATCTACTATACAAGCCATCAACAGGTGAGCTGGCAGTAACAGCCCCTATAGCTGCAAATGGTTTAGTACTAAATGCTAATACTGTAGCTATAAGTTATACTATCGCTGCTGGGTTTAACGCCTCCTCAGTGGGCCCAATAACTGTGAATGGTGGCGTTGTGGTTACGATCACGGCGGGGCAGCGCTGGGTCGTTCTTTAAGGAAAAAACATGAGTTCATTAGTAGTCTCAGGCGACACATCGGGTTCGGTAACCCTACAAGCCCCAGCCGTGTCTGGTACTACGGTACTGACTTTGCCTGCAACGAGTGGCACGGTGATTACGACAGCCAGCGGGACTGCGGCTACAGCTACCAATTTAGCTGGGGGTTCTAACGGAACCATTCCTTACCAGTCAGCCGCAGGCACTACACAAATGTTGGCAGTTGGTACGGCTGGTCAATTGCTACAGACCAATGGTGCAGGCGCTCCAACTTGGGTGACCGCTGCCGGTGGTATTACCCTTGCTACTCCAGTTGCTTCAACTTCTGGCACCTCAGTTACGTTTACCGGGATTCCTGCCGGAACAAAACGCATTACGATGATGTTTAAAGGCGTTTCAACTGATGGCACAGGAGATAAACTAATCCAAATTGGAGATTCTGGCGGCTTAGAGACCTCAGGTTATTTATGCGTTGGCGCAAGTATTATTTCCGGCACAGGGGCAAATGGTAATGGAACTGCTGGGTACATTATATATTCCAATTCTGCTGTGCATGCTATTTCTGGCAGCGTGATTTTATCCCTTTATGATGCCGCTACATTTACATGGGCAGCGCAAGGGGTGTTGGCTGCACCCGGAAGTTCTACGTTTATGACGGGAGGAATTAAATCACTTTCCGCAGAACTCACACAAATAAGTTTCACTGCGCCACCAAACAGCTTCGATGCTGGCGAAATTAACATCTCTTATGAATAAGGATTTATCATGCACAAAATAGTATGTGACGTAAGCACGGGTGTAACTAGCCACGTCGATTTGACGCCAGAAGAGATTGCTGAAATAGAAGCATATATACCTCCCACTGCGCCTCCAGCCCCA